ACGAATCATATGTTTACTGACTACTACCTAAAATTCGCGGACGAAGCTGAAGCAGATTCAGTCTTGTATACCGAGGTGCCGATTGAGTGGGACCGCACAGATCCAGACAATCCGATCCCTACGAAGTGGGAGAAGCAGCAGAACTTTCGCAACACAGACATCGTTGGACTCATTGTGGACACACCAGCGATACTGGATGAAAACGGTGAAGTCACTAGCGAAGCGACATACGTCGATGGCGTTCACGTGAACATTCGCCTAATGCCCGGTGAGTTAGCAGAGGGACTCAATGATTATCTCTGCGATCCAATTCCCGTAACCCCGGCAAGAGTCTGGGCATAGGACATGAATAGTTGGGTTGAGCATGCCAAATTGATGGCAGTAAGTACGCTCGGGGTAACGGTCACGTTAAGTGAGATCAACGTAATTTTGCAACTCGGCATCGCACTGGCGTCACTCGCGTATGCGATTCTAAAGATGATGCATGCGTATCGCGACTATCGAAAACCAAAAGATGATGTTTAGAAAATCAACGATCATAACTCTCTGCCTCGGCTCATTGCTGGTTGGTGGATGCGCTCAACTTGATAGCCTCACCGGGAGATTTTATGAGCCACAAATAACCAACCACACTAACACGGTGAGCACACCGCTCGGGCCAGTCGACGTTGTGTTAAGCCGCACAAACTGGGTGGTCAGTTCTGGCTCCCGTGCAGCAGCCGAGTTACCCGGCCAACTCAATATACCGTTTGGTTCGCTCATTACATTTCTCGCGTTATCGGCGCTAAGTATCGGAGCATCGCTTCGCTCAAAAAAATATAAAGAAGCCACGATCTCTGCTTTGGATTGTGGCAATCAGCTCAAAGACGAGCTGAAGAAACACAACATTGAGATCAGTGGGATTATGAAGTCAGTTGTTAAAGACCAGAAGTCTCGAGGCACGTTCTCCATCATCCGTAAACTTTTAGATTTGATATAATGGGATTATCATCCGGACATACATTTACCGATGGTGAAACGGTCACTGCTGCCAAGTTAAACAACCTGGTCAACAATGGCACAATCACAACTAACACGATCACCACGGGCATGCTCCTGGATGATTCTGTTACGTCTGCAAAGCTCGCGCCCAATGCAGTTACTGGTGCGAGTATCAGTGCAAACACAATCAATCTTTCGACGTTAAGTAATGCGTCAGGAGGTACATCAGGGACGCTCGTCCAAAGTGGATCCGGTGGAGTGTTCGAGGAGTTGAGCCCAGGTGCCACTGGCACGGTTTTAGTCTCCGGGGGATCAGATGCAGCACTCAGTTTCGGGACCATTGATAATGTAGCGATAGGCGCTACGATGATCAGCGGTCATACAGCGCTAACCGATCCCGGCCAGGACGATCTACTGTTAGTCAAAGATAAAGTTGCCGGAGTAAATAAAAGCGTTCAGATCCAGAATCTATATAAGACGGTCAACGATCTCACTGCTCTGAGCTCGAGCGATGTCGCAAACCCAGATGAGTTCCTGGTCATCGATGGTGGATCAGTACCTAAGAAAATAACTTATCAAAATTTACAGAGTTCGCTCGGAGGGTTAGCATCAGCCGGGAGCGATTATTACACGAGCACCGGTGATACGCTTTACGATATTCTAGACGATTCTTCAAACCTCGCCACTTTCACACATGGACTATCGTCAACTCCTAGACTTATACGGTTAGTAATAGTCTGCGAAACAGACGATACTTCTGGGTTCGGGTTTAGCGTGGGGGATGAGATTGACATGGCTAATGCTTACTACTGGGACGGTGACAACTATCAGATTGCTGCTGCAACTGTTATAGCCGACTCGACCAACATAAAAGCTCAGTTTCAAACCAGCATAACAAACACCGGGCTTGCTTTAGCCATGATGCAGAAAACTTCAGTCAGCGGTCGGGCCGCTGGAGGTATTTACTATTTCAGCGATGTAACCGGATCAACAACTAGATTCAAAGTAAAAGTATACGCCTGGAAATGACACTCTCAGCAATAGCAAATTTTGTCTGCAACAAGCTCGGGAAAACCGATGCTTCATCCATCAATGCTGCCAAAGATTTTATTCGTCAACGGCATGAGATGGTTGTCGACACCGGGCTATGGAAAGACACACTCGTCATTTCAGAGTTCGACTTGCCAACCAGGGAATCTCCGGACACTAACCCATACACGGCTAATGCGTCTGTAAGCACAAGCTACGAGGAAGAGTTTACTTTGCCATACGAGATCGCTCGTCCGATCAACATAATCTATGACGATCAGTTAATGGCGTATCGTGATTTGCAATCTCTGGTTCGCACTCAGCCAGATCAGATTCTGGGAACCGGAAAACCAGTTGCGTTTACCGAAATCGAACCAGTCGCACTATCCAGGCTAACGAGTTCTGAACCGTTTAAAATACAGCTCAAAGCACACGTTAACAGTTCCGATAGCGGCAAGACTATTTACTTTAAAGGTAAGAATAACTCTCGCCCTGTAAGCGAATCACTCACGCTATCTTCAAGCAACTATTATGGTGCTCAAGATTTCGATGAGGTGCATTACGTTTCAAAAGAAACTACTGCTGGTGATGTATTATTTTCAAACGGTGCATCTACCGAAACAATCCCAGCGGACTCAACCAAGTATTCTCTCTGTCGCGTTCGGCTTAACCTCAATCCGGATTACGTCGACGGTGAAACGATAAAAATTATTGTTGTTGGTAAGAAACGAGTCAGGCCAATGCGGCATGATTATGATGAGCCGCAAGTCAGAGGAATTGATAACGCTATCATTTCTTTCTGCGAGGGAGACATGCTGGAGCGGGCCCGACAATACGGCAAAGCCCAGGTCAAATATTCAGAGGCATCCAGTTTGCTTGAGATCGCTCGAGACATTGAGCGCGGACAATCTGCTGCCATTTCCACACTGCAACCGAATGTAAACGGTGAATATGACCGTCACGATTTTGGATTCTAAAGATGCCAGTCTACTTTAATGATGCAACAGATGATCCGATTACTTACGATTCCCAACCAGTCATCCAGGGAATCAATTCATACGGTCGCGCATCGACCATCCCGCCTGTCTTGGCAAGCAATCTTGAGAACATAGAACTCTCGACTGCTGGCATTACAAAGTCCCGGCGTGGCGCCTGGAAGATCAGTAACGATACATACACAACAATCCACGCGATCATCGCCCTGCGAGTCACTACCTGGGATTACGGGTTGATGATATTTGCGGATGGCAATGTGTATCTGCATACGCCAACCACTACCGGAATCTTATTCACCGGGGAATACGATAGCTCGGCATTGCCGCATCAATGCAGCGTAACTGAGATCAATGGAGCAGTATATTTTACAGACGGCACGGGAGACATACTTGCTGTTCGTCAAACTGGATCTGAAGACATTCTTGTCGATGACGATGGCAACAGTGTCTGGGATGATGTTAGCACTATTGTCAGTTATGACGTTGCGGTCGAGATCGCGGATACAGACTCACCGGAAAATACTCGAGCGTTAACATCTCACATGTTTCGCTTGTTTTGTGCGACAGGCATCGACACGCTTCATGTGTCACATATCTTGCCCGAGGTTGGTAGCGATGATGCTGGTGGAGACGCAAGTTCAGATCCGGGCAACTCCGATACAGCGACAGGAGACGCATTTCCTCCGCTGAATTCCATCAGGGTTGGAACGGGTAGCTCGGATGCGATACGTGCGATTGTCCCATTCAAAGATTTCCGAATTGCGATCCTAAAAGAGAATTCAATTTACGTCATCGATGCAAACCCATCACTGACGCCTGACCAATACAACGTGCAGATGGTCTCCGATAAAGTTGGTTGCCTGGCAGAAAAGTCAGCGGTCAGGGTTGGAGATGATATACTCTTTCTCAGCCGGGACGGTGTTCGTTCAGTGGGCACTGCATTCCAGCAGGACCAGATTGCAACCAGCGATCCTATATCGCTACCTATCCAAGATATCATTGAGGAAATCAACTGGGGTTCAGCTTTAAAATCGTGCGCGTCATTTTGGCGAGGCCGATACATACTTGCTGTTCCAACGGGATCCTCAACTGTCCCTAACACTGTCCTAGTATACGATACCAATCTAAAACAATGGGCCGGGAGATGGTCTGGATGGCAACCATCAATGTTCGATATTTATGAGCCATTGAATGATCGTCGACGTTTGGTATGGGCGGATACAACTAACAACAATGTCGCTTACTTGCGAGACCATATCGACGAGGATTCGACTACCGAAAACGATTACGCTGACTACCTGGGATCCAGTTACACTCAAGTGCCGTTCGAGATTCTTACTCGCGGTCTTACGTTCAACGATCCTATCTCACCGAAGACATGCGACTTTCTCGAAGTAGAATTTTTTAAAAGCAAAGCTCGAGCGAACATCACGCTGATTCCCGATGGAGGTGATGAGGTGATCCTGGATAGCGGACAACTGGTTGACACTGGAACAGGCGAGCTAAGATTGGATTTCACTCTCCCGGCAGTATTGGGTAAGCCAGGAATCGTGCGCCACAACATGAGTTTAACAGGGACGAACCAGGGACGAGAGTTCCAGGTCAAAATCACTAACTCAACGGCAACTCAAATCACCGAGGCCGGACTAGAGCTAGACGATCAGAGATACATCGCTTTGCGAAATGTAAACCTCGGAGCGTTTATCGAAACTTTAGAAAAACAGGTTTGACCATTGAGGACGTTATTAAATTTGCGAGCAAGAATGGCAACGGAAAATTATTTTCAGATTGGACAGAATCCGAAGTCAAACAACATCTCTGCCTCCATGCGAAAAACAAGACGCTCATGGTCGCCGAGGAAGATGGAGTCATGCGCGGGTTCGCAACGTATCGCAGGATCAAAGAGTTCACCGGGGATATTGTGCCGCATTTTTGGGAACCGAATTGCTCGACGGGTGACCACGTATATTTTCATGAACTTTGCAGCGCTGGGGAGTCTGCGACATACACGCTGTTTACCAATTTTGAAGAGCAGAACAAAGACGCCAACAAACTGATTTACTGGGGACACCGGCAATACAATTTAAAACGATACAGGTATAAAGACTTTAAAAGATTAATGTTATGGGCAAACCGAAACCACCAGCACCACCAGACATAGCAGCAGCCAACGAGGCCGCTGTATACGCTGATATCGATACGTTGCCGATCCGGAAACAGATCGAAGCCGCGTCAACGATGGGAACATCCGTAACGTATACCGATCCGAAAACGGGTGAGCAAAAGACTGCTGACTTTACCGGGTTCGGTGACATTGATCAGATGCGTAATCAGCTCGAGTTCATGTCTGAATCCGCCAGGACAATTGCAGAAAGTCAATTGGACGTTCAGGAGGAGTTCGGCGAAAGAGCAATTCAGCAGAGACTTAAAGAGCTCGAACTCTCAGATCCCCAGGGAACCGAAATCAGAAAGATGCTCGGTGAGGAAGCAATGAAAGATCTAGAGGCCGGATATGGTTTGGGCGATGAGTTAAGAAGTCAGGTCACACAATCTATCAGGGGAGCCCAGGCTGCTCGAGGCAATGTCCTGGGAGATGCTAATGCAGCGGCCGAGGGATTTGCTCTCGGCGATGCTGCCATTCGATTACGCCAGCAGAGACTCGCTAACGCATCCAGCTTCCTGTCCGGCATAACGCCAGTGGCTCAGTTCGGCGCGATTTCTGGGGCACAACAGGGCGCCGCCGCTTTCAACCCGATGGGCATTCAACAGGGAGCCGGGCTCAATCCAAATGCTATGGCGCTGGGTGCAGACTTCGCTCAAGCGTCATACAAGCAAGCAAGTTCAAACGCATTTAATTCAGCCAAAATGAACCCATGGAATACCGTTCTAGGCGCGGTTGGTGGAGCAGCTACATCAGCACTCACTGGCGGCGTTGGAAGTTTAATGGGTGGAGGACAGTTTGGTGCGGGAGCAAGCAATGCGCTAGGAGGCGCTTATAGTAGGAGGACTGCATGAGTTTTCAAAGTGGATTCGCACAGGGCACACAAATAGCGGCACAACTGCAAAACAAAGCATCGCGTGAGCGAGCATCCGATTTACAGGAGGCTAGAGACAAGATAAACGCCGAAGCTCAGAAGCAGTTAATCGATCAACGCAAAACTCAGTTTGAACGCGAGCGAGACGTTTATCGCAGAACGGAGGAGGACCGATTAACGAGCGAGACCGCTCTCGGTTATTACGCATCTGAAGCTGGCAAGCTGAAGTTCAATGACCGGGAAGATGTAACCAAGTTCAGAGAACTCACGGCATACACCATGAGCGAAATGAAAGATCCGGATGTTCTTAAAAAGTTCGGCATGATCATGGATATGCACCAGCAAAAGTATGCCTACAAAAAGCAGATTGATCGGACCATTCGAGCTGAAGAACTCAGCACTGAGTATGAAGATCTTGCTGATGAAATGCACAAAGAAACCGGCGTTACGCTTAGTCCCAGCGATCCAGAAAGTCGCAGTAGACTCGATGCCTGGGGGCGTAAAAAGAAAATGGACGCTCACTTAATGAAACTAGGTGTAACCTACGAAGACGCTGGAGTGGACGGGAGCCAGGAGGGATTGTCTGCAAGCCAGTTTGCGACAATGAATAATTATCTTCTCGAGAGCGGGAAACAACAGCGCATCTACAGCGATAAAACAGATCAGCAAAAAAATGCAGAGACTGTCCAGAAGCGAGTGGATGCGTTGCCGGAAAATGCAACTCTCCAGGATAAAATGGCAACCACTGCTGGAAGCAATGAGTTGAAGCAGTTTGAGACTGAAGCACTAAGCCAGGCATTTATTGCGATCGATCTTGTGACTAGTTCCGAGAGGCAGATGAAGAATCTAGGCATACCGCTACAGGGTAATGAATTTGGAACATGGTTTGCGGGGCTTAAAGAATTCGCTGCACCATTTACTGGCCAAGATGTAAGCAACATAAAAGCGTTTAGGTCTACAATAACTCAGAGCGTACCCGTCCTGGCTAAAGGCATATTCCAAGAGACTGGCGTTTTAACGGATGAGGATGTTCGTAGATACTCAGCAACTATTGCGAGTATCGAAAACACTCCTAATGCAAACGAGAGAGTCATGGCAGCAACTCAATCTCTCATTGCCAGGATAACGCGAAATCAGCTTCGCAGGTCAGTGTCTGGTGGGAAAGATGTAAGCGCTTACGTGGAGGATGCTGCTCAGTTGGCAAACATGCCAAAAGCAGCTTATTGGGGGCCATCAGATCTTTCTGGGGAAGAGCTAAAAACTTTTTACCTAAAAGAGCTCTACCGAGATCTTATAGAGGACATGATTCTTTACCCCGGCGAAAAGTTTAAATACAGGGTAGGTAACCAGTGGGAAGAAATGGTAGTCCCTCAAAAGTCATTCTTTGATACCAATGCCAAACAATAAACCAGATTTCAGCAAACTCACACTTGATGACTTAGCCCCGGCTGAGTCGAACGAGGTTGATTTCAGTAAACTGTCTCTCGACTCGTTAAGTAGTGCAAACCAGGAGCAGCCAGACTTCGAAGCATTGCCATCGTTATACGATGAGTTTGAGATTGCCGATGATGAGCAGCTTTACAAGATGATGAAAGCTGAACCTGGGAAAGCATACTCTCGGGAGCAGTGGGATCGTTATCTGACCTATATGAGCGAGAAAGATTTCTCTCCCATGCAGGTCACCAAAGCGTTTTTCGGCGGCATTGGCCCGATGCTTACTGAGATCGGACAGGGCGGACTCGAGGTCGCAAAAGAGATAAGTAAACTATACGCAACCGATGGATCCGGTCGCGATAGGAAAGCTCTCGAGAATATCGCAGGGATGACTGCGGAGGGGTCACTGAGAGCAGGGTATGACATGGGGATGATCGGTCACATGATTGCTCTCAACGAATCTCTCTCTGACACTGTAGCTACATCGAGCGGTGGTCTCCAGGGAGGATACGGATCCGGATACTCATTCCCGAATTATCAGAAACGATCTTACAAAGATTTCCCGGAGGACAAAAAAGACAAAGTGATCGGGCGAGCGATGAAGCTCGCTAAATACATGTCTGATCGCGAAAAGTATGCGACAGGCCAGGACACGATCATGGGAGACTTGACTTCGTTCTTTGCTGATGACGAAGAGTCCGTTGAACAATTTGAAGCGGTCAAAGATACATTGGCCGCTACCATTAACCCTAAAGGCGCAGAGTTCCTATCGATCTTTAACCCGTTTGCTCCCGAGGCACTGGCCGCCGGAGTTGGACGCAAACTTGCGAAGCCTGGGAAGCTGGGCGTTAAAGATAAAGTTTTGGCGGCAGGTCAAATTGGAGCGCAAAAAAGCGCTGACTTCACTGGTTGGGTTGGTGAAAAGCTCGACAATGTAAAATTAAAAATGGGTGACGAGGCATCCGATCTTGCAAAAGTTCGAGGTGTTTCTCCTGGCATGATGCAAAGCTCGTTCCAGACGATTGCAGACACGCTCGCTGCAACCCGGCGGCAGGTCGCTAATTCTGGATCGGAAAATTTCTTTATGAAAATGAGCCGTGATGGTGATTACGCTCGAGCGAATCCTCGAATGCACCAGCTCATGCGTTTTCTCGGTCACGGGATATACAATGATATCCCTGCATTAAGCCCGGTGCTGAGAACCACTGCACCAGCAGCTCGCGTAGTAGTAGATACTGCTGGAGGCGCTATTGAGGGAGGCGTTGCTGGCGGGGCCATGGTGCTGCCAACCATGGACGAGGAGATGATTGGGACAACCATGGCATCTGGCTCGACTTTAGGCGGAACCGTTCAGGGAGGACGTAGCGCTTTTTGGAACAATAAAATAAAAGTCAACGCGGCTGCTGAAACATTCCTAAATACTCTTGGGCCCGACTTGCGAAAGATCGTTGATGGCCGCATTGAGCGTGGCGAGCTCGGCATGGGCGATATTGCTCGCATGGCATCTTTTGAAAATTGGCTTAAAGGCTTTACTCGGGGAGTCACCGGGGACACTGACGTTGATTTTATCTACTGGGATGGCGCTGACATGGATGCTGTCGAGAAAGTTTTAATTGAAAACGGAGTCGACCAGGCGCTGAAGCTCGATGAAGTCTCAAAGAAATTTGCCGAGCAATTTGGCAACGCGGATGCTGACCGCATTGTAAGCCCGACCAGGGGTGTTCAGATCTTGAACACTCGCCGCGCCGGGAGCAAACCAATAGCACTGGTCAACCTCAACTCAATGAGTGGCACTACCAGCATCCACGAGGGTATCCACGCGCTCAAAAGATTGGATCTCTATCGGGGAGCATTCGATGACCTCGAGGCGATACTTTTTGATAAGCCTGGCAGAGGTGAGGATGCAGGAACTAATGGTCTTGTCAGCGATGCAGATCTTCAGAGGTACTACAACGAGTATGTCGATCGATTTGTTCTTGCTGCTGAAACCCCAGAACAGAAAGCGCAAGCAAGCAAGCTGGCTATTGACATTGTCAAAGCTGATCAGTTGAGAGCAGATAACGCGACTCCCGGCACTCCCCAGGCGGAGGTTGAATACTGGCAGAGAGTGAGAATGAAAGAGGAGGTTGTCTCTGATGTATTCGAGTCATTCCTGGCAAACAAAGATCCTCTCTATATAACCAAGACTGGACTCAAAGACAATACGACTAGACTAGCTCGACCGTTTTCTCAGGTTGTCAAAACCATGGGCTCATGGATCACGGCCAATTCAAATGGGGAGGCTTTATCTGTCCAGAATTACACTGGCCGGGATGGCAAGCGATTGGCATACGATAGCCCCGAGCTCGAGGCGACAATCAACGGTCTTATCAATTTCCGGAATCGAGTTACTCAGAAAGACGGCAAACTAACTCGAGCCGAAGCGGCCGAGGGCGAAACCGGGGATGCGTTCAAGAGGACTCAAATCAAGCGGGGCACTGCACTTGCCAAAAGTCTGGAAAGCAGCTTGCTCGTCAAACACGATGACGAGGGGCGAGCAGTCTATGATGCTGATGGGAACATTGTTTTTGAGGACAGTCAAAAAGCAGTCAGGGATAAAGAACGCAAGCGACAGACTTTTGTCCGCGATACAATCACAAGTCAGATCATCTCGGATACTGAATCTATCCCCGGCAAAGAACCAGTGAGGTTCGATAAAGACACTGAGGAGATCAGCGGTGATTACTTGCATGAGGACACGATGAAGTTGCTTCGTAATGCCCCCAGGAGCGTTATGCCTAAGTCGCTTCTCGAGCATCTTGAGAAAGTCAACGAGGCGATCAAGACAGGTAACGTAATCGAACTGGATTACAATCCTCGGTTGTTCACCAAGAACGGTCGATCAACTGCAAGAGCTCAATACTCATCAGCACTCGGATCCACGATCCGGTTATCCATTCCGTTCAGCATGCGGATGACCAAAGCTGGCAATTTCACGATCAATACACTCGACGTAACTCATCTAGTCGATAAATACAACCGGGTGCTAGGTGACAGTAAGCGCTCAAAGTACATTTTAAGCGCCTGGGGCAATGACAGGAACGCGTTTAATAAAGACCTGGCCAAATACCTCGAGAACACGATCAACCCGCCTGAGCAGTTCGATGGTGGACTTGCTTCTGGGCTGGATGCAGATCCAAAAATCGCCCGGCAAAAAGCCAATCGCCTGTCTGCATTTCTAGGATTTAAAAAGAAAGACATTGACTGGAAGAACAACGAGGCCCGACAGGACACAATGCTTAAAGCGCTCAACCCAGAGCGCCAGGATAACTTGATCAGGACTCGTCGACTCGACGGTATTAATTCTGTCCGGTCAACGGATCTACCTCGAATGCCACTAAGCCGGTCTGGCTATAAACGAGTTCAGAGAAATTTTGAGCCCGGTGAGAATGCGGTCAGGAAGCGGCCAGCGCCCGATAGCGGTATCATCGCAGAGCAACAATTTGTTCGAGGACAAAACGCATCGTTCACAACTCGCCCTGGGTTAATTTACTTCGATCCAGGTTATCACGGGAGCCCATACGACTTTGACAAATTCGAGACGAGGGAGATCGGATCCGGTGAGGGGCATGCAGCATTTGGTTATGGACTATACTTCGCACAAGAGCGGCAAATAAGTGAGGGTTACCGAAAGCAACTCTCTGACAATACTGCCTACAGTAATGATGAGATGCGAGACTTTTACGAAGTGGGAAGCATCATTCCAGCCTACGGAGGCTACGACAAAGTTTTGGATTTTAAAGAGTCTGCTGATGGATGGCAGGTAACCGTCCAGAGAGTAGAGCCTCCGCTGTGGACTGCACCGGGCAACGAAAAGCCACGCGTACACCAAACATCTCCAAGCAGCCTGGACTACGAGCAGGTCACTGGCAACCAACGCGGGTATCTCTACAAAGTTGATCTCAACATTGATGACAACAGCGCTCTGCATTGGGATAAGAGACTTAGCCAGCAGCCTGGACAAGTTAGATCCGCAGTTGAGAAAATCTCAAGAGATATACAGTCCGGAGGAAGTCAAGATACCAGCATTGAGCGATGGGAAGACTTTCAAAAGCTGGATCCAAGTGGGACAGGCGTCTACAGGTCCATCGAAGAATACTACAGGTTCAGAGGTGATAGTAACCCAGCAAAACTTGCCTCAGAAATGCTGCTCAAAAACGGAGTTAGGGGCATTAAGTATCTTGACGGGTCCAGTAGGAGAAGTCCGGATCCTGACAAGACTTATAACTACGTAATGTTCGATGACGCTGACATTACGATCACTGAGAAGAACGATGTAAAAATAAAACCGTCAGACGTTCAAAGACTGTTTGATCCCGGTGATGCTCGAAAGCGCGAGAATAAAGTCCGAGGCATCGACGTTGGTGACAAGTCCAAGAAGCAAACTGAGCTAAGTGTCCGGGATTATCCAGACAACCCAGATCCCGATTCCGTTGCACTTCCAGCTCGTCTCGGAGTTGTGAACCGTAATATCGCCGGGGTTCCAAATACGTATGCCGAGGTGGTTAACATTGTTGAAAACCAGGTTAACCGGATCAGGAACATGATCAAAAACAAACCAGAGTTTGCCCAGGCTGCTGCAAACTTTTACCGCGACATGGCGGAGGTTGGTTTTGGTCTTGGCAAGAATCTGGCACCACTCGGGCCCGATGGAAAACCTCAGCTATATAGATCAGCCGAGCTGATGCTCAGACTGCTTGCGCTGGGTTCTCCGCGCACTGGAGTTGCTGCCAATGCGACTAAGTCTGTCCGGTCTACAATGGCTACAAAGGGGCAACCTGGAGGCTACAAGATAGGCATGGGCACAGGTCAACTGGGAGCCAAGAAAGCTGCTAAAGATTGGGGCGAGGGTAAACACTTTGATGTTACATCCAAAGAGGCGATCGGTGCCGATGATAAAGTCAGAAACTTTTATCTCAACTCCCTGGCGGACCTCATTGAAATGGCAGCAGCCGATCAATCATTGACTCCATCTGAGCGAACCAGGCAAGCCAGAATGCTGCGATTGATGGCGGCCAAAACACTGGGGATGACTGATGGTAAAATGGACGCTGCACTTGAGGGCAAAGTCATCAAGTTCTTGGATGGTTTGGCGACTGTCGACATGTGGGATATGGCATCCAAAGGCTACGCAATTGGTGGTTACATTCCGTTAAAGAATCGCGCCAAAACTAAACCCGCTGCCTATCAATGGTCAGTTCCGAAACATAGAGTCAAGTCGACGATCAACAAGAGGATGTTTAAAGACATTCTCAAAGAATCTAAAATTTTACGAAGAGACGCTAAAGGCAAAATCAAAAAGACTGAGCCCAAGTCCATTGAAGAGTTGGATTACCAATATGCGAAGTCTCTAATGATCGAGGGGCGCCAGGATTGGGACGCTGAAAGCTGGGCTGATCGTGTCTCTCAGGGATTTGATGCGGACACTGAGTTCTCATACTTTAAGCTCAACGATGAAGCTGGATTATCTCCCGGCGGAAGTGGTCCTGTGTATGACGCTCAACAGATGATTGATGGTCTTATAGCGGATCGAGTCAATGAGCTCGGTCTCGCTGGGGATCTAGGCAAAGAAAAGTTCAAAGCTAGGAACGCTCAAGAGGTTATATGGGCACTCGAGAAGAGTGATAATCCGCTTCTCAGTAACCGTCAACTAGTGCGGTTCGGGGACAGGTTAAACGATGTTGTTAAGATGTTTGATAAGATCGTGGAGACTAAGCGAATCGCTCCCGATAAGATTACAGAGAAAGCTCAAATTGCTCTCCAGGTTATTGAGGAAACATACCGAGCCACAAGTGAGCAGATGATCCCTATCGAGGTAACTACAGATGGCACCACTCCCACTGCAAGAAAGATTCAGGGAGTAGAATCCATTGCCGGGGCAGAGGCGTTAACTCAGGCAGTGGCTGATGGGAGTGCTGATGGATTGCAGACGATACTTGACGGCATGGGACTGGATGCTTCCATCACTCAAGTTAAGACTGGGAGAGGTGGTTACCGCATGGACTCTGGCGAAATCGGAGTAAGTCCAAACATGGTGATCTACCTGAGAGG